CAAGCATATTGTCGATATCGAAAGATAATCCACGGTTTACAAAAACCACGTTCTCTTCGATAGCACCTTGTTTATCCAAACGAGATACGATTGTATCCCAATCAGCAAGAGTTGTAGGAGTACCTGCACCCCATACGTTACCACGATTATTAACAACATAGAAGATGCCTTCTGATCCTTTAAATCCTGCTGCAGCAGCACCTGAACCCGCAATAGCCGGAACAGCTTCAATCATTGCAGTTTCAAGATAATCTTCAAAACGAAGACGAGTCTCGTGTTCTGATTTCAAATACCAAAGGTATCCTGTAGCACCGTTCTCAGTAGTTACTTCAACCCATCCAATCTGAGCCATGTCAGAACCGTTAACAGCGTAACGATCTTTTAAGATAATTGGAGAGTTAGAATAGATATCATCTTCTGCTTCCAATGATCCCTGCATACCTGTATCACCTTTTTTAAATTCAGAACCGTAGATAAATACTGTAAAGTCAGCATTACCAACACCTGTTCCTGAAGCAGCAAGTCCACCTGCTTCATAAAAAGCAACTGTAAATTCATAAGGACCTCCTGTAGGAGTTGAAACTCCTGTTACAATAGCTTTATTGAAAACACCTGAAGTATTTCTCTGAAGCATTACAGTTTGACCAATACGAATAGCTGTAGAAGTAACTCCTGTATCATTTATCCTAAATGTAGCTGTAGGGTTGGTAGCAACAGCAGCAGTACCTACACTAGTATATTTAATATGAAGACGACCTTGTTCTGCCCATTTAATTTGGTCAGAATTTGAAGGCATCTCAGCTCCTACCAAACGAAGGAAAGAAGCGATTGTACGATTACCATAACGCTCAAATTCTTTCTCATAAGTATCAGGAAGATACTGATTCAAGAAATTGAAGTTAGTAATGTAGTTAGTTTGCAAAGCAACTCTTTCTGCTGCAGGCTGCAATGAAAACGTGGGTGAACTTAATAATGGCATAATTTTTTGTTTTTAATGTTTATATTCTTTTTGCACTACGGATCTTTAGACTCCTACCGGAATCAGGGTTGACCGCTTTCACCTGTAAACCATCCTGAGTTTTAGTAACCTCGGGTGCTTTGCGCTCAGACATATTAATGTTTTTGGTCTTACGCATTACATTCTCAGTTGCATCTGCTAGTCCTTGTTCATAAAAGAACTTAGCAAACTTATCAGGATTCATCGCCATAGCTAATGACTTATGATAACCCACAGCGTCCTTAATCATTCCATTCTCATCCAAGAACTTATTTATAAAGTTCGCAGGAGTAGATTGAACTTTCTTTAACTCTGCAGAATCCCCGGGAGCAAAAGTAATTTTTTTATCATTAACATTGAACTCAAAACCTTTGAACTCTCCGCTAAAGACCTCGTCAGTTTTCTTATCGAACCACTGACGCTTACGGTTACCCTCCTCTTCAATCGTCTTAGCTTTAGCTATATATTGCTTATACTCTTCAAACTCTTTTCTTTCACTCTCAGAAGCAGCTACCGAACTTGACTCAAGTGGCAACTTGTATTTTTCTTTTTGTGAATTAAAGAATTTTTTAGCTTCAGCAACAGCTTTCTTTTTAGCTATCTTAACTCTCTTTACTTTAGACTCATCGTCTAGGTCCTCATCGTACCTATAGTCATCCATAAGAGATTCTATATCCTCTTGATCTAAACCATCTTGTGTAGACGCTAGATACTCTTTAAGTAATTGGTCAGAATCCATCGAATCATAGTCCTTCTTTAATTTAAGAAAGTCTTCGAACCCTCTTCCCGTATCCTTTTTATATTTTAAAAATGCAGCAACGTCTTCAGGCAATTCTTCTGACTGACTACGTTCTGCCATCAACTCATCAAATGAGTTAATTTGTTTATTATATCTTTTACCAATATATGAAAGAACGTCTTCTTCTTTTAACTCTACACCTTTCGGTTCCTCTGTGTTAACCTGCTCATTTGTTGTTTGTTCAACATTCTGAGTTGCATTAACTTCCTGTTCGTGTTTATCAAGAAGTTCTTTCTCAACCTCCTGAACACTCTTTGGCTCAATATCGTCCAAAGCTCTTACTTTAATTTCCATTTGATTTAATTTTAATTGATTACAAAGTTACTAATTATTTTCAAATAATTATCTAGGTGAGAACTCAGCTAGGTCGAAACCATCTAAGCTATCCTCATTAGATTCAAAATCTTGAGGAGGTAGATTGTTTTTTCTTTGGTCTATTAGTTTAGATTGCTGAGTATTTTGCAAACTTATTCTTTTAGCCTTAGCGTCTTCTCTTTCTTTCTCTCTCTTAGATAGTTCAGATCCTTCTATACCCCTTAACTGAATACTATAATTAAACTCTTCAGACATCAATTGAGATTTGTAGTAAGCCTCTTTCTCCATCTTCTGAATTTCAAAAGCAATCTCAGCTTGTTTAATTTGCATCTTAGCTCTAGCCTCAGCTTCTATCTTCTGCATAGCAGCCTGAGCAGCCATCTGTTGAGACTGCATATTCTGTTGAGCTGCCATAGCCTGCTTCTGCATAGCCATCTTCTCTTCTCTGTCCTGCTTCTTAACCCTCTTAAGTTTTAATAATTGATTAGCCAACTTAAGATTCTTCATCTCACGAATATCGATAGCATCCTCCAAATTAATGTCGTTCTTAGATAAAGCCATCTGTATGTTAGCTTCAAGCTGCGCTCTCTGTTCTTCGTCAGGAGCAACCTCAATAAATATCCCAAAATCATAAATGTAAAGATCCTTAATTTCATTAAGTATTGAAACATTATACTTTCCTATCTTGTTAGCAAAGTCATCCTTAAAGTCTGAGTATTCTAATATATCAGAAATTCTATAAGTCAAAGCCTCAGCTAGTGTTCTATAAATAAATAAACTACTTTCTAATATGTGTCTTGTTGCGGTATTAGAATTTAATGCAGCTAACTTCTGAATACCAACTAAAGAGTTTGGATCGGGAGTGGAACCATCCCTAGCTTCATTAAGCCCCGTAACCGCCCTAATCATGTCTAGGTAATGGTTATAGTTTGCAATCAACATCTGTGTCTTGCTTGCTCCCGAATTAGAAGTAAGCTGAGTTATTGGAACTCTAGCATTATTAAATTCACCGTCTTGAGTGTAGCTTCTTCCAATAACACTACCTGTTTGGAAGTATAAGCGTAATGCGTCTTCAGGATTATAAGCTGCTCCTGTACCCAAGTCAACTTCATTTAATCCATCAGCATCAATGAATACTCCGTCCGGTACAGTCCTAGCAATAACCTGCTGTAACTTTAAATGTGTTATCTGAATTAAGTCAGCGAATGGTATCATCCTTCTAACCAAAGATTCAATAACGCCCTTATACATTCTTGGCGCACAAGCAACGTAACATGGTATCGCATGTTGCGATGCCGACTTAGGTCTTACCATGTTCTCTGCAAGCTCCCACTTCAATAATATATTTGTTCCCATGACCATGATACCTTCGTACCAAACGTCAATGGTCTTCTCCATCTTCTCAAACTTTCCTTCCTCCATCATCTCAGTAGGAGGGTTAAATGTATCATCCTTTTCTATAACCCTACTAGCACCACCATCTAATATCTTTTTCTTATAAACAACCTTCTTAGTTGTCTTATAATTAAAGTACATGAGAGTACAAGTGTCCCTAAAGAAAACAGTGTTATCATAGAATCTAGATACATTATAGTAATCATACCATCCTTGACTAGACTGTGATATCTCTTCTAATTCTTCTTTAGTTAGAGTAGGATCAATCTTCATTAACTCAGTTAATGGTAATGTTTTGATCTCACCCCAATAAAAACAATCCTTAAAGAAAGGATCCTCAGTGTAACTATAAACTACATTTGCCGGATCCACATAAGATATCCTAACTCCTTCACCTAAAAGAAACTCATGCTTTGCTATAGCAATACCTATTACAGTCATGTCATAGTCAAGTCTCTTTCTTATGTCTTGATAATGATTCTCATCAAATATTGTACTGATAGCCTCCTCTTCAGCAATCTCTATTGCAGGCTTATAATTAAGCTGCATAAATAAAGAAAGCTCGTCATCATTCTCAGGTAACTTATCAGGATCCATAACAAATGGATTAACACCTGTCATGTTCTGAATCTGAGAAAGAAACTCTTTACCCGCCATCTGAGTCTCAACCATGTCCTGATATTTATTTCTTTTAGATTGAGACATAGCATCTTGAGCGTATGCCTTAACCTTAAACAATCTATCAGACATTCCATTAACAACAATGTCAACAAACTTAGGAAGTATAGGTACAGGTGTCCAATCTAAATTCAAATAAGAAAGATCACCATCAACTGCTAATTCATTCTTGTATTTAGCAACAGACTGTTCTCCTCTAGCATATAATCTTAAACGATGAAAGTCTCTCCATCTATTGTAGAATCTGCAGGATGTACCATCCTTTCTAAACCATTCGTATTGAATAGCCTGACCTACTTGTAGTCCAAATGACTCCGAAGCCTTTTCGGCATCAGTAGCTAATTGACTTGGAAAAACAGTAGAAGTTATGTCTATTAATATATTCTTCATCTAAGTAGTTCACTTGTTGTGCCATCATTTCTGTATCTTGCAAATGTAATACTTATTTTTGATTCTTTTTTCTCCGGAGTATACATATGTTTCTGATTAGCCATTATTGCTAGTCCTGAACTAATACAAGCATCAAATCTAGTTCTGTCGTTTATATCAAACTTAGCCCAATCCTCCAAGGTCCTAGTGAACGACATTGTACCCATCTCATCAGGACTCCTGTATGTACCTATTAAATCCAAACCAACATACTTCTCTATATAACTTTCTATGGCTGAGGCATGAGCCTGCCTAATATCCTCGGATGTATTAGGTATACCACCCAACTCCCTCTCACTCTTTGAGAGTTTAGCATATTGCTTGTCAGGTCTATTAAGGCAAAACCCTCTGTACCCTCTATTCTTAAAATGATAAAGCAACCTTGGCTTATTGTTCTCTATAAGTATTGGCATACCATAGAACACACAAGCCATTAGTACCTCTTCAAAGAATATCTCAGCAGTCTGTGGTCTAGCTATGTATTCTAAAAAGAATTGATTTACGGGGGCCTCATCCATATGAAATTTGGTCATCCCGTGTAATGAACCATTTGATCCTCTTCCTCCAACTACTGCAGATATATCGTAAGAGTCACAACCGAAAGAACCAATATGCTCATTACCGGGATGCTTACTTCCGTTCCTTTCTTGAACATTGTTTTGTAAATGCCTTGCAGGTGTCCAACTAACTAGAAACCTTCCCCTATTATCAGGAGTAAACACAACCTTAGAGTCCCTCTCTCCGTTAAGCCAACTGAAAGATCCCCTAGTCAGGTAGTGTTCCTTTATCATCGAATCATTATAATCTATTTGTTGATAAATTTTAGTAAGATTAAATATTGCCTGTTTACTTTCATCACGAAAAGCATGAGACTCAGTTCTAGGAAACTGTCTATAAAATTCATTCAATGCGTCGGCATCGTTCTTTAATGAGTCAACCTCAGCCTCCCAATAATCTATAGCACCATTAGTAATATAGTTACCATCAACTCCAACTATCTCAGACGTTGGCTTTCTTAAAACAGGCATACCATACCTATCAATAAAACCTTCCATGTTCCACTCCATAGGAATGAATAACTTGTACAGTCCGCTTTTAGTTTGACCATTAGCATTCCTAGTACCTACATCAGAGTCTTCATATAACTTCTTGTAATTATCACCACCCTTACTTAAAGCATTTGATGTTGAACCCATCATACACTTTCCAATAATCTTACTACCCAACCTCAAACAAGTTTTAGTTACCCTCCAATTGTTTAATATATTATTTGGCTTAACCCACTTTGCTGACTCGTCATGAGCTAAGAACAATAACTTCTCACCATCATAACTGTTCTCCTCAGTATTCCTCCAATCTATTGTCGTGTCCAATCCTTGGATTGCATCCTCATCAACATTAAACATATTCTTCTTTGTAATCTTTGAGGCAGGAACCCTATACGCTAATTCAGTCTTAGGTTTATCCATACCATCCATCACAGGTTTAAAGAAGAAAGGCAACCTGCTATTTATAGGAACAACCTTATCAGTAAACATCTTCTTAGCATCAGTACCCGTCTTAGATAATATACCAACCCTTGCGTCCCTTGCAAGAGTTCCAATGTTTACACACTCTGTTGACGACATGAACGAGAAACCGGAACGTCTTATCTTAAGATATATCATTCCAAAGGACCTACTGTCTGCCCTGCACGCCTCCCAAAATATCCAAAATATTCTATTAGCCTCACGGTAGTCAGGATAGCCAACATCTATACTAGCCCACTGCAGGTACATATAATGTGATCCTGTTATGTACGTTGGCTTGCCATTGTTCATAAACCAAAATCCATTATCCCTATAATCAAACTCCTGCTCAATATAATCAACCCACTTGTTCTTAAATTCGGTAGGCTTTTCATTCCATTGAAATATTGATTGGATCTTTTCTAATTCTTTAGGAGCATCTCTTCTCTCCCAATACTGTTCTGATTTTGTTTTGCTTCTACTATAACACTCATCAGGTGCTAATGGTAAAGCTATATTAAGTCCCGATATAGAAACAACCTCACCTATCTGACCTGTCTTTGATATTACAACCATATCATACTGACTGTTGTAACCATAAGCCCACGCCTTTATGTTGTTCTTCTTTGAAAGAACATTGTTGGGTAAATAATCTTTTACTACCCTATATAAACTATTTTGACCTTCTTTCTGCAAAACCCTGCTTTGTGTCTACTTTACTTATTCCCTTATCAATAGCTTCAAGACT